CTTCTCGACATCGTGATTGCCTGCGGCGGCCATGCCAACGCTGGTAGCGGCAAACAGCGCCGCGTCACGCGCGGGCTTGGCGACGGCCTTCAGATCGGCGGCGAAGGCGGCAAAGGCCGCGTCGCTCATCTCGAGATACGGCTTGTCATCCTGCGGCATGTCCCGGCCAACGGCCTCGAACAGCGCGGACAGATCGGCGCGGCGGCGCTCGATGCGCGCGGCCTCGATTTGCGCCTCAAGCTCGGCGATGCGAGCCTTCAGTGCCTCGACTTCATTCATGACAGGTTTCTCCTTTGGGGTTGCTGGTGCGGCGGCTGAAAAAGCTTGCGCCTGGGTGTTCGGGTCAGCCCCAACGGGCACAAACGACACCTCCCGAATGGAGGCGTCCTCGAAGATGGCGGAGACCTTCATCTGCCGCCCGTTGACCGTGACCGGCTCTGAGACCTCGCGCACGTTGGCCTGCATGCCAACCGAAAGCTGAACCGGGAAGCCCTCAGCAAACAGCGCGGCGACCTTCTTCCCGGCTTCGGTGGCTTGCGAAAGCTCGCCTTCGACGGAGAGGAACGGCAGACCGTCCGAGCCGATGGCCTTGAAGATGCGGCCCTTGCCAGCAATGCCGTCGATGCTCTGTTCGTGGTCGACCAGGATCGGCAGTTCTTCGCCTTGCTCGTTCTTGAGCGAATCGAGGTCAATCGCAACGTCCCCGAGCCAGCCATAGCTCGGAATGACGCCGCCCGAATACGCAACGCCGGAGAATCGGCGCGGCGATCCGGCAACCGGAGCGGCAGCAAAGGTCAGCGAAATTGGCTTTTGGTGCATGCGCCCGATGATGGGCGCGCCGTCTATCGAGTGAGCCGGGATCAGGTTCCCGCGCTATCGCCGCTGGTGAGTAGTTCGCGGATGAGCGCAATGACGATTTCCACTGCCGCGATTTGCGCTCCGACGGCAAGCGCGGTGCTTGTCATGGATTCCTGAAGCGCGCCGATTTTCTGTTCAGAAACGGTTTCGAGCGTGTCGCTCCACACCGTCGGCTTCGCGCCCCACCCTGGGTCTGCAACGCCTTCAGCGGGCGGGTTTTGCGTGACGCCACCGCGCTCGCGCGCTTGGTCGGCGGAGAGCGATTTGAGCGTGCATCGGCAACGATGCCCGAGCGGAGGCGAATGGGTGTTCCAGAAAGGGTCATCAACCGGGCGGATCGTGCCGTCGAGCGCAAGATGAGACGGGCGCGTCCGGCTGTCGTTGATGGCGTCGTACATGAGATAGGGCCGCGTGGCCTTCGTTTCCTCGAAGCTCCGCCAATGCCCCGCGTTGTAGGCCGTCTGCACGGCGTTTCGGAAGATGGTTTCGAGACGGTGCCTAGGCAAACCCCAATCTTGGCTCTCGGCCCATTTCTGGAAGTCTCGCAGCGTGCCGCCGTCTGCCACATGGCGGGCAAGCTCATCTGCCACGCGCTGGATCTGATCCAGCTTTGCCAGACCGGAAACGGTGAATGCCTGCGAGCGCTTTTCGGCGTCGAGCGCGTGGAAAATCTCCGGCAGCATGACATTCTGACGGCGAAGATCGGCAATGATCTTCGATGCCGGATCGTCGAATGGAACCTTCACAGCCATAGCAATTCATCTTCCCGTTTGCGGCGCGGTCTATTTCGACGGACACGGCGGTCATATCCGAACCCGAACGTGCCGCCCTGCCACGGCTGCGCCCTGTCCACCATCAAGTGCTCGGCGGCGGAGCCAATCGGAAGCCCGGAGTAGTCAACCAGCGCGGCCCCTGCGGTCGCGCCGCTGCCGATCATGAGCAACAGCGCACCGGCGGCCCCGTCGGTGCCTGCAAGTTGCCGCAGCCGTGCGCCAGCGGTGATCATGGCAAGCTCCGCGCCCAAACCGCATGCGCGATGCGGGCAACCTCTGCTGCGGACAGCATGCCAACCCCAGGCGTGTATGCGGGCGGCGAGTCTGGCAGCGGCAGCGGCTGCGCCCAAACCGCAGCGGCAAGCGCATCGATGGAAGCAAGCGAAAGAGATGGGCTGTTGGACGCGCCTTCGGCTATACACGATGCGTTGTCGAGCGTCGCTGCGCCCTGTGCATGAATCGCAAGCGCGCCCTCGGCTGCACATACTGCGGCGTCAAGCTGACCTGCGGTCATCTGCGCGGCCAAGGCCAAGGCTGCTTCGCCTGCCGAGACCGCATCGTCGAGCGTCGAAGCGCCTTGCGCGGTGATTTGGATCATGCCAGCGCCCGTCATGCTGGCGTCTGCAAGCGTTGCCGATGCCTGCGCGAGGATCGGAATGGTGCCGGTTGCATCGAGCGCCGCCCCGGAGAGCGTCACTGCCGCCTGCCCACGCAAGGCCAGCGCGCCGGTTGCCGAGAGCGTCGCGGCCTCGAGCACGCTTGCGGACTGCGCATCGATGGCAAGCTGCCCGCCGCCTCCGCCTGTGGCGTCATCAAGCGTCAAAGAAGCCTGAGCGCGGATGGCGAGCGATCCGGCTGCGGTTGAGGTGGCGTCTGCAAGCGCGGCGGCCCCTTGCCCATTGATGGCAAGCGCGCCGGATGCCGACATGGCGGCCCCGGCAAGCACAGCCGCTCCTTGGCCGTTGATCGCAAGCGCGCCGGTTGCGGTGGCAGTTGCCTGCTCCAGCGTGACGGCAAGCGATCCGTTGATGCTTGACGATGCCAGCGAGCCGGACGCCGACAACATGGCAGCATCGAGCGTTGCTGCGCCCTGCGCCTTGAGGGCAAGCGCTGCGCCACCGGACGCGGTCAGGGTGGCAAGCGTTGCGCTGGCGCTGCCCTGGATCGCCAGGGCACCAGTTGCGGACACCGATGCCGCGCCTAGGGTTGCTGCCAGCGTGCCATTGACCGGGCCGCTTGTGTCCGCGCCGAATATCCACGCGCCCCAGACCTTGGCCTCGGTTTTGTCCCGGTCGCCCCAGGCGATGCGCGCATGGGTCTGCGCGGCGCTGCGCTTGATGTGCCGCGCCTTGAGCCAGCCGTTGATCTGCGCGGCGGCAGTCATGGATTACCCTTGCGAGTACACCACGTGCCCGCTGACGTTGCTCGCCGTCGTGGTTGATGGGACAAACAGCAGGAAGGGAACGCTGTTGTCGTACATGCGCGGCATGCCTGCGGTGATCGCATCGATGGCCGCTGGGACGTTGGCCGCAGTCAGTTCCAGCCGCGCAATCTCCCGGTATGCAACCAGCGAGACGGCACCGGATGACCATGAGGCCGAGAAGGTGAACGACTGCACCGAGCGCACGCCGGTATCTCCAGCGGCAAGGCCCATCTGGTAGAACGCGCCGACTGGTGACGATGCAGCGCCGCTCAAGATGCCCGCGCCCGTCTTGCCAGCCGTGCCGTCCTGGCTGGTGTAGGACATGGTGAAGTTTGTCGTGCTGGCCCCGGTCGCCGTCGTGACCTCTAGGCCGATCAGCACCTGGTTGCCGTTGGTCGTGCCGTCTGCATCGCGCGCGGGCCAAGTCACCGAGTTGACGGCCTGCGCGCTCGTGACGGTCACGTTGAGGCCCGAGTTATGCCACAGCCGGTCGCACAGGATGAGCGTGCCAGCGATGGTGGCCTGCGCCTGGAAACGCGCCAGATGGATGTTCTTGCCGGAGACGGCGGCCGGGAAAGGGATTTGTCCGGCGTAGCTGGTAAGCGCCGCACCTGCAAGGCCGGGAGACGGAGCCACAGCCGCCCCAGGCGCGCCCGCGAGGTAGAACAAGCTCTGCGGGCGGCCAGCGGTCAGAGTTGGCGTTGCCGCCTTGACGATGGACGCTGGCGGGAGCATCCCAGCCAGCAGTTGATCGAGCGTGGTGATTGCCATGATCGCTTAGGCGTTGCCGTCGGTCAGCGTAAACGACGTGACGGTAAAGCTCTGGCCCACGGCGAAGTTGACGTTATCGACTTGCAAGTCTCCACCGCCCCCGGTTGCCGTGACCGTGCCTTGCATGTGGCAGGTCGTGCCGTCACTGGCGTAGATGCGGAAGTGCCCGGCAGTGCCGGACGCATCGGCGCTGGTGTCTTGCCAAGTGCCCTGCATGCTCTTGCTGCCAGAGGCGGCGTTTGCCATCCAGTCTGTGGGCAGGTTGATAGTGGCGAGCACGGTGCCGGAATCCGCCGTGGCGCACGATGCCGGGGCCGCGCCGGTGCGGATTTTGAGAATGGCGGACGCGCCTATCGCGGTTTCGATGGCATCGAGGCGGGCGTTGCGTACAGCGACGGAAAACTGGATAGCCATGATGGGTTACTCCTTTGGTTGGTCGGTTTCGTAGGTGGTGACGGTGCGGGTGACTTCGAGCGTTTCGGGATCGCGCTCCACGGTCTGAACAGCCTTGGTCGGGTGCGCCACCACCACCTGCGCGGGCGGGACTTCGGCTTGGACTGTGACCTCTGGAGCCGCCACCTGCACATTGACCACGGGCGGCTCGACGTTGACAACCGGCGCGGGCGCGGCCTCCATGCGCACTACCGGCGCTGGTTGCTCTGGCATGTGGATCGTGATCGGCGCGGTGAGGTTGACCGTCGGTGGCGCTGCGGCCTCTGCGCTCTTTTGCGCCTTGCCTCCGGCGTGCAGATACCCCATGACATCGGCGGCGAACAGGGCGCGCTCGAACACCTGCGCGAACTGCGTGGCGTCGGCATCGCGCATGGCAACGGCTAGGCGTTCGTACAGGTCGCCCACGCTCTCCGCGCCCATGATTGCCGACTTGATCGCGGCGGAGTCGATCGGGCTTCCGACGGACGGCAAGATGCGCTCGATCTCTTCCTCGACGGCCTGCTGACCTGCGGTGAATCGCGGGCGGTCGGCTTTGTGCGGCGCGTCTGGCGTGGCGAACGTGACTGCCATGCTGGCAGATTGCTGCGCGCTTCCGCTCTGGCCTTGGCCGCCGTCTGCGGCTGCCGCCTGCCCCGGCTGGACTTCCTCGAAGTCGTCAGGCTCCAAGCCGTATTTCTCCTCGATGTAGCGGCGCGTGAAGCGCAGCATCCCGGCATCAACCAGCGTCTTGTCGCGCTGGGCCCGATCCATTTGCAAGCCCGCCTCATCCTCCATGACGAAGCGCGGCGCTGGCAGTGCGTTGAGCGCAGCCAAGGTATCGAGCACCCGCTGCACAGCCTCGGTGATCAGGCGAATATCTGCCCTGCGCTTTTCCTGCCGGATTTCGTCATGCACCTCGCCCAGCGCGCGGTTCCCGCTGCCGCCGTCGGTCCCGCTGGTGAGCGTCTGCCCCAGGATCAGGCGCTGGATTCGCCGGGTGCAGGCGATTTCGAACTCCGTAAATTTGTTTGGACTGTTGCCTGGGGTATCGACCGAGACGATTTCTTCCTCACGGTCGAGCGCTGCCACCGGACCGCTGGAGAGGCTGCGCAGCATTTCCACCATTGCTTGCTTGTCCGAGAGCGTGCGCCCAACGAGCAATGGCACTGCGGCCTGCTCCAGGAACTTCGCCCAAAAGCGCCAGCCGTGGGTGCGGAAGTACCACGGCCAATAGGCTTTTGCCAGCAGCGCCTCGCCCATTGGCTTTCGCAGGCTGCCTTGGTTCACGACGGCGAAGAACTTGCGCGGGTCGGCGGCCTCGTTTGTCTCACGCCACTTCACCGTGCCGTCTGGGTGAAGCAAGAACCACTCAAACGGGCATTCGATGATGCTGCCTATTGCGAGCCGTCCGTTCCCGGCGTCCGCATAGACAACCTCGAACACGCTATAGCCGTATGGAACCGCGCCCCAGGCCGCAGCCATGATCGCCGGGATTGCGCCCGACGCAGCGTCTTCGAAGAATCGGCGCGCGCGTGATTGCTCATGCTCGATTCGCCAAGGCGTGTTGAGCGCGGCATCGCGGCGCGTCTCCAGGGCTGCCGAGACCTCATCATCGTCAGCGATCCGCCGGAGCTTGGTGCGGTCGATTCCAAGCTGCGAGAGGATTTCATCGGCATCGCCAAGCCACCCGAAACGGGCCAAGGCACGCTCGATTGAGACGGCGGATGTGTAGGCTGTGGGTTGCTGTGCCATGATGCTCGATGATGTTGCAGGCCGCTCCGTCATCCGCGCGGAACTAAGTCCGGCGCATCGTCGCCAAAGAGCGGGAGCGTGCTGCATGCGGCTGAGAATCTCTTTTCGAGCAACTTGCGCGCACCGCGCTCGGTATACCCGGTCGGTCGAGTGAGCACCCTTGCCACCTCCGCCCAACTCTTGCCCTGAGCTCGCATCTCCGCAGCGCGGCGGCGATTGTGCTCGGTGTGCATCCGCTGGCTGCTGGCGATGTAGAGCCGTTCGCCTTGGAAGTACTCGCAAAACCGGGTGGCAGCATCGGATCCGATGGCCTGCACCAGCGCATCCCACGTCCGGCCTTGGCGCCGGGCGGGAACGCGGATTTCGCGGCCATTGAAGGCCAAGGCGAGGCGTGCGGCTGCGCCATGTCCGAGCAACTCGACAATCTCCGGCATCATCTCAAAACGTCCTCCCACCAGCAGCAACAGGCCGCGATGCGGCCATTCCAATCGCGGAAAAGGCGTGGCTGAGTGCGTCCACTGCGTCATCATGCTCGCACTCAGGAAACGAGAGCAATTCGTCCCTGAACCAAGCTGGCACCCCTGACGGATCATGCCGGATCATGCGCTGCTCGTACCGCGTGAGCACCGGCAAAAACCGCGTCACCTTGTCCTTGTCGGGCCGGATGCCGCGCACCGGAAGGGTTGTCGTGCGCGTCAACTCTTGCACCACGGCGGCCTGATACTGCGTCTGTTCGACCGCAATCACGCGCGGGCTGTGGCGGGCGGCTGCGGCCTTGATGCGCTGGAGCACCTCATGGAACCCGCACCGATGCCGCTCGGCTTCCTTGACGTACACGATGCCGGTTTCAGGGTCACGCGCAAGCGCGACGATGGCGGTGTAGTCCGCGCCGTCGCGCTCGCTGATCGCAAGGTCAACGCCAAGCACCACGGGCAGACCTGGTGGGCATGGCGCATCCGCGATCATTTCTGGCTTCACCAGACCACCGCCGAAGGTGACGAACTCAGCCAAGTATTCCTGCCGGAACACCAGGTCTGGAAGCTCGCGGCGTTTCTGTTCGATCTCGGCTGGGTCAATGTGAGGGTTCGCGCTGGTGGGCGTGCGGAAGCTCGCCCAATCTGGATAGGCCAGGTCGCCCCCGCGCTTGAACAGTTCGTAGAAGTAGTTCATGCCGTTCGGCGTGCTAATGAACCACGCCTCGCCTGCGTAGTCAGTCAGCGTAGGGCTTATGGCCTGTTCCCAGGCGTCCTTCAGATAGCGGGCGTGCGCGGCCTCATCAAGCACCAGGCGTGAGTACTTCCGGCCCCGGCCCGCGTCCTTGTCCTCGAGCGTCCAAAAGTCGATTACTCCGCCGGTGATGAGTTCGATGCGCATCTCCGTCCGGTTCGCCTTGCGCGTCACGGGCTTGAGGGTGCGCTCCATGTCGGCCCAAACGTCCAGCAGCAGCTTGTACGTGGGCGAGAAGAAGGCAACTGGCTTGCCGTCAATCGCCCCGCCTTCCATGAGTGCGAGCCACTCCACCGCAAGCAGGGTTTTCCCGAATCGCCTCCCGGCGCTAATGACCTTGAAGCGCGCCGGACTCTCAAGGATGCGGCGCTGGCCTTCGTGCAGGTCGATTGGCGGGATGCGGATGCGGGTCATTTAGGCAAGAGCCACTGATCAATCACGGCACGGGCTACCTGCTCCGTCATCTTCGGCGGAACGCTCATGCCGACCATGTATTTGCCGATGCTGTCTGTTTTGGCCGCGTAGTCATCTGGGAACGAACCGATGCGCTTGATTTCCCTGAAGGTCAGCCTGCGCATTTCAGACCAATGAGTAAAGTTTTTGAACCGCGCAGTTATTGTTGGAGACGGCGCGTCTTCACGTAAACGGACATGGTTGAAGAATGATTCTTTTCCACGAATCTTCACGCATGCCGCTACGTATGAATCCCCAGGCTTGGTCAAGTGATAGAAACGGCGGTCTGTATCAGTCGGCGCAGTCTCCGCAATCTCCGCCTCCGTCAACACCTGCAAATCTCTTGTTGCCTCTCCCACGCTGATCCAGCGATGCCTTGGGGCCAGTTTCAAGGGCGGCACGTCAATGTCATTCCGCACGGCAACGAAGAATACTCGCTCACGTTTCTGCGGCACACCACAATCCGCCGCGTTCAGCAGGAACAGTTGCGGCCTGTAGCCAATTTCCTTGAACCGCGCCAT